TCTAAGTGAAACCATAAATGGATATTTACAATTAGGACACGCGGGGTCTACTTCTTCACCACCAACTATAAATGGTTCTGGTAAATCACCAGGATTTATTGTCGGTGATTCTGCTGACATTGTTGTTAAATTATTTTCTTGTGTTTCTAATGGATTTGTATCATTAGTACAAGAAAATAAAAATAATAATATAAATAATATTTTAATCATTTTTCTTCTCCATTTGTTAGCCAGGATGACGATTGAATTTTACCACCACCGATTCCCCACAACATTTCAACACCAAGTTCTTTACATACAGGAATTTCTGGTATATTTTCTTGTGTTCTATCACCACCATTGGCAAAGTATAATTTATATTCTCTTTCACCAGTTGGATTTGAATCTAAATAATCATAGTTGAAAGTATCACCACTATATATAGTTCTAACTTGTTTAAGTAAACCACAGGCAGTATCATCTGAATCATCAAAAGCTAGTACTTGATTTATATATTTAAACCCTTCAAGTATTTCTTTTCGTTCCTTAAATTCCATGAATGGTTTTCCTTTTTTACGAGTCAACCAATCATCTGAATTTAAGCCTACTACCACTTGATGTCCTAACCAAGATGCTTCTCTGAACATTCTTAAATGTCCTTTATGAACTGGATCAAATCCACCACTTAATATGATAACAGATTTTCTCCAATCTTTATTCCAAGTTGTATTTTTCATTAAACCCCCACTTCCTGTGTTTCTTCTACCAATTCACCAAAGTCAATTTCACAATGGTCATTGTTACAGAACTTTTCAACTTCTGCTTCGTTCCCTTTGACTTGTCTGAATGATAAGAAACTTAATTCTTTTACCATCTTATCATATTTTTTATTTGTGATTTCTTCGTATGGCATTTGTTTGTATGCACCCAATTCCATTTTAGGTAAGAATGATATACCTTTCATCTGATATTGGAAATAGTTAAGTGCTGATGCTATCTGATGTCCTTCTGTATCAGGGTCAAATGTTACAGTACAACTTACTTGGTTATCTGCCCAATACTTTTGCATGAATGCTGCTAAACTCATTTGTTCCCACATTGATACATCGTTAATTGTTCTTACACCTTCACCCACATCAACCGGTACATCTACGACTACTGTTGAATCTTCACTACCGAAAGCTGGTTCTATGTTGTAACCTGCTTTTTGTAATGGTTTGATTAATGGTGAATTAATTGATAATCTTATTCGTCTGATATAGAAACGTGATTCAGGATAGTGTAATCCTGGTGTTGCTCCTGCTAATAGAGATACAGTTCCACTTGGTTTAACTGATGTAGTTTTGATTGAACGAGGAACTGCTAACCAATCTGAATACATTTTATCATAATCTTGAATTGCATCATATCCACTTTCTAACCATTCTCTTAATTGATGTAATCCTTTGTCTGTAATGAATTGAGCCACACCACTTACTGATGTTCCAATTCTTCTATTTCGTAACATCACTCTATTTGTTTCAGACCAATGTGTTTTTCCAAGTGTTACTGTTTTAGCATATAGATATGCGTATTTCAATGTCTTGATATAATCTTCTAAACTCTCGTGATTGTTTGGAAATGTTTCTACCAAGCAACACAACTCATAAGATTCAAGTGATTGTTCAAGACAGGGATTACCACCAGCAACTCTGTGATCTTTATTATCCCCACCATTTTTCATACGAGAATATTCTCTCATATTATCTAACCACGCGAAACCAGGTTCACCATTATCATTTATTCGTTCAGCCGTTTCTGTATAATCCATACCCAACTCAGCAAATATAGAATTGTTTGATGTCCAACCATATGTTTCTCTATGTGGGTTCTTTTTATAATTCTTTAAATTGATGTATTCTTCTGATGTTGAATCACCAAATACTATTTCAGCAGTTCGTCTTACATTACCAGCTACAACACACTTACCGATTAGATTCATAATGTCAACGATTGTAGTTATTGAAATTGGTTCACCTACATTCTTATCTAATGTTTCTCTAACGGTATTATGGACTTCTTCTAATGGTTCGTAACCACTTGACACACCACCGAATCCTTTGATTGGTGCTCCCTTTTCTCTAATCTGTGTGTAATCAAACTCAACTGGAGTTATACCAAGAAAATATGAATCTAATAATCTTCGTACTGATTCAACCCATCCTTCACGAGTATCTGGTACTACATATGTTTCTATACCTCTATCAGTTTTGGGTCCTCTTATAACAAACGATTCTGCACCCTTTGTATCAAAACCAACACCAACACCAACCATACTTGCATCCATTAAGAATGTAAATGGTTTAGATAAATCATCTTTCAGATTTTGTGTTGATACGAATGCACAATTGTTGAGGGCGGCGTACAAACCTCGTTCTTCGGTTATTGATGTTCCCATAGCCCAAAGTCCTCGGCCGGGTGGTAAGAATTTCATATTGAAAATTCGGTCATACATCTCCTGTGCTGACCTTTGTGCTTGCCACGCGTTCCACCCTAAATCATATCTCTCAATATGTTTCTTTTGCATGTTGTAAGTTCCCTCTACAACACGCTTAACAGTTTCCCACCACATTTCGTTTTTTCCATCATCTTTTAGACGAGAATATGTTCTCATATAGACAAGTTCACCCAATCCGTTAAAACCGAATGGTGCTCTTTTTCTTTTATATCCGTCTATGAAATTGTCTGACAGGCTGAATTTTTTAAATTCTGTCATATATAACTCCTATAATTCTTTTGTGATTTGTATCAATTTTTTATCTAATAACATTTATAAATATCATTCTTTTGTCAAATTATTACATCTATTAAAAAAAATCATGTTTAATTGTTCTATTTGGGTTTACATTTTTTATATTATATTCTACTACATCTAAATTAAATTTTGGTTCTTCTTTCATTATCTCATATTTTCCTTTACCAACTAATTCTTTCCATTCTAAATCTATATCTTTAGGGTATTTTATACTCCACTCCATATTTGAATCGTTTAACATTTTTTTAGCTTTTCTACTTAAAGGTAAAATATATCTAAATTGTTTACCCTTTATTCTCTTTATTCCTTTCTTTTTCATAAAATCATATGTAAGCCAAAAAATCTTATCTTTGCCTACCATTTTGGCATTTTCCTCACATAAGGTTCTAGCTGAACGAGGATGAATTTTTTCACCCTTATCACTAACATATATATCTGTCCAAATAAAACCACCATACAAAAAATTAAATGATTGATACACATATCCAGCTTTACCAACTATACCATCAGCCCAAGTGTAAAGAAATAATCTATCTGATGTATTTATCTTCATCCATTTTACAACCTTAGATAACATTTGAGATTCTGAATTTTTAGGCATTTCATCTAACATACACATTTTACCAATTTCATAATAATCTTTAGTCTCTAATCCAGGAAACATCTTATTTATAGTACCTTTAGGTTGAGTACCCCAACCTAATGTGACAACACCCACTAATTTATTTTCTAAAAAACACCCAAGATAATGTTTTGTTAACCTTGGCATAACTTTTGAGTAGTGTGTACTTTGTATCAAATCTATAGCTAATTCTTTACCTATCTCTTTTATAGTAAGATTATTCATTCATTGAATCCTCTTCTAATTCAACTATTCTCTCTTTTAATGTTTCTATATCATTAAATCCATTCAATTGTATCACCATATCAGTTACACTTGATAAACACCATACACAGAATCCAACTGATGATATTCCAAAATTTCCTATTATATCACCATTATCTGGTTCTAATTCTGAATCACATATGCTACAATTATCAATCATCACTCATCAAATCATCATATCTATTAGATAACATCTTTTTCATGAGATTATCTCTGTTATCAATCTTACCTTGTGTTTCTTTTCCACCAACACTTGTAGATTCAAATATCTCAACCGCGCCTGTGTTTGTGTTTACTTTTGCTGGGAATGTTATACCATCAGGTCCAAATCTGTTTTTTATAACGTGGAATCTTCCTGTATTACCAATCTTATCTTCTACTTTTCTTGATAATGATACAACGAAATCAGCAGTCATTATCTTTTGATATGATTCAGCTATCTTTTGTGCTTCAATAACATCTTCATCAAGTGCTGAACGATTTGCTTGTGATGCAGTCCAAACTGGTACCTGAAATTCACCCGCCAATCCTCGTAAATCTTCATAAATGTTTCCAAGAGCGTGTCTTACTTCTCTCGCGTTTCCTGTATCTTTAAGAATATCAGCATAATCTACTACAACCATATCAACTGGTTTTCCCATCATTCTCATTTTCTGTAAGTGAGCTGATATTGTATTTACTGATGCTGTCTTTGTTGGAAAGTATTTAACTATCAACTCACCTTCTAAATTTTCAATCTTTGTCTTCACATCATCTAAATGATATTTTAAATTCTGGTTTGCTATACCTGTGAAACAACTATCGTATCGTAATCCCACATACGCCTCATTTAATTCAAGTGTATAATGAACTATGTTTGTTCCCCTTTTCATTGCACCCGCTCCCAATGCACATAGAATCCAAGTTTTACCAATACCTGCAGGTGCTACGATTACTCCAAGTTCACCGCCAGCCAAACCACCTTGTGTTAAATCATTGAGAACATCCCAAGGAGTTTCAACTGTATCACGAGCCATCTCTGAATATCTTACTTCAATGTCTTCCATATAATCGTGACCTAAATTTCTTTCAGCTCCTGCTCTCATCGCGTCATCAACCAACTTTTTAATTGTATCAAAATCACCATTATGCTCAAGTATTTCAACTGATTCAATGATGGCATTTTTAAGTGTTTGATTTTTGAAGAAGTCAATTGCTTGGTCTTTGATAAAATCTAAATCTGGTGCTTCTAAATATCTAAACACTTCTTTGAGAGTTTCAATAATTGTAGTTTTTAGAATATCATTATGAACATCTTGAACCTTTACTTTAAATACATCAAGTGTTATAGGTGCTTTATATTCATCATAATATAATTTACATTCTTTTACAATCCATTTAAGTGAATCGCTGTCATAATGTTTTTCATCAAGTATGTCATATATTTGTGCTATGAAACCTGAATCTGACATTAAACACGATACAGATTTGATTTGAAATGTGTGTCCGAAATCTGATAAGTTATTTGTCATTTATGTTCCTTTTTAGTTTCATAACCATATTTTTTAATCTCTTCTTCAAATACTTTATTCACTACTGTTAGTAATCTTTGATCTCTATATAAATTATTATAATCTATTTTTCTACCAACATTTAAATGATTAAGAGATAAATATGGTAAATTCAATCTATCCAACAAAATTTTCCAATCTTTATTTAAATTTTCAAATCTCAATAAAAAAATGTCCTCTACACCACCAATAAATGTATCAATCATATTTTTCATTATCCCAATACTAGGAATTATATGAACACCATTTTGTATAGCACCAATAAAACGAGTTAAAGATACTCCGGTAACATTGGAATAATAATATACAGAAGGTATTCTTTCATATGGTGTTCTTATTATAGAAAATATAAAAAATTCTTTAATTCTATCACCCAATATTTTTTTATATTGATTGTATGTAAAATGTTTATAATTATTCAATCTAATATTTTTCTCTCTAGCCAATCTAATCAACTCAATATTTGGTTTAATATTTCCACTATTATCAACTATATCTTCAGAATACAGAGATAAAGATTTAACTATAGATGTTCCAGCTGTTTTAGGAATATGAATAAAAATAAATTTATGTCTAAAAGAAATCATTTATCTAATCCTCTAAACCTACTCAATCTTGTAAACTCCATAATCCAACTATCCAAGTTCTTTATCTGATTTGATAATTTATCTTGTAAGAACATTACTTGAAATCTGTGTTTAATCAATTGTGGTATCTTTCTATGTACAGCTTCCTGTATCTTCAATTTAACATGACCTGGAATATCTACTTTATTTAGTTGCATGAGTAGATAATTCCGTTTCACTAAATTAACACTATTTTTTATATTTTCCAAGAGTTTTATTTTAGAATCTGATTTTTCTACATAATCAAATAGTTCCATTACACCAAAATCCTCTTGCTCCGAAATCGGTTCAAGATATTTGATTATAGATTTTATGCCACATCCAGGTATTCCACCTATATTGTCTGACTTATCACCATCAAGTATTCTGTATGTTAGAATGTTGTTTGATGGTATTCCATATTCTTCTAAAACTTCTTGTTTGTTATATAACTTCTTTTTTGTTGGACTCCATACTTTTACTCTATCATCTACAAGTTGTAAGAAATCCTTATCTGTACTCATCAAGAATATATCACTTTCTGTAAGTACTTGTTGTGAGATGTAAGCCATTACATCATCGGCTTCTACATTGTCAATTGAAATCAGAGTAAGTGGTAATTGTTCTAAATATTCAATTAACCTACCCATCTGTTGTCTCATTGAAGCTTGTTCATCTTGGGGTGCTGTTCCCCAATCAACATTTCTGTTTAATCTACTCTTAACCTTACGATTTGCTTTATACTCTGGATATATTTTTCTTCTTTTCGGTGAACCACCCTTACCATCAAAGACGATGATACAACGAGATGGTTTTAGAATATCACAAGTATATCTTATTGACCGAAGAAAACCAATTAACCCACCAATATGTAATCCGTCATCGTTTAATGCTGGATTGACTGCAAATCCACGAATGAAGGTGTTGAGTCCATCGATTATCAACACCCTATCATTCAATCGTGTTACTTCTTTGTGTTCTTCATTTTTGGTTTGGTCTAAAAAAGATATAAACTTATCGTTCAAGTCCTTATTAGAGTTCATCCACTACCTCATCAGTTTCCTCAACATCATCGATGCCAAGTTCTTTTGAATCATACTTTAAGATACAAGCTTCACATATCTGTTGATAACAAAATTCTTTCAAGTCTGGATTCTCTGTTACTAATGTTTCAAAATCCTTTGATTGAAATTTGTATTCTTTGATAAGTTCACCTGTTTCTGTGTCGGCATGTTGTATTGTGTACCAAGCTCCACCTTGTTTAAGTAACTTGTGTTCTTTCATTACTGTGAGCCAAGAACCATAGTCATCAATACCAGTATCGAAATACAATGGAAACTCAGCAGTTCTCATTGGTGGTCCAAGACGATTCTTAATCACTTGACCTTTTATCTTAATACCGATTGTATTCTTTTTACTACCATCTTTTATCTGACCCATATTCTTAAACCGAACACGAGTTGATGCGTGAAATGGTAATGCTTTACCACCTGATGTAGTCCAAGGGTCTCCGAACATTACACCGAGTTTCTGACGTAATTGATTTGTAAAGACGAGAGCCACTTTTTGTCGAGCTATCATTTGTGTTATTTTTCTCATTGCTTTTGATATGATGATGGCTTTGGCTGTTGCCCAACCATCTTTATCAAAGTCAGCATCCATTTCTACTTTTGTAGAAGCAGCTGCTAAACTATCAACAAGAATTGTAACTAACTTATCTTTATCTGATTCTCTGATTTTTGTAACAATTGTTTCAATAGTATCAAATATTTCTTCAACCGTTTCTAAGTGAACATATAACATGCTTGTTGTATCTACACCTATCGCTTCAAGAAACTCTGGTGATACAGCTGATTCTGTATCTATGTAAACAGCGATTCCATCTTTTCTTTGTGTTGAAGCTAATAGATGAGAACCTATTAAAGACTTACCACTTCCTTCTAAACCATTTAATTCAGTAATCTTACCTACGGCAACACCACCATTTGGTTTATTAGAAATAGCTATATCTAACATTGTTGAACCAGTTGAAATCCAATCCGTTACATCAGTTGGATTAGAATCTTCATCAAGAAAGTATGCAACTTTTTGATGTTTGAATTGTTTATTTAGTTCATCGGCTATGATTCCAGCCAATGCATCTTTTTCAGACATAACTTTTCTCCTATGATGAAATGAGTAGGTGTATCCGGCTTTCTACGAGTTGCTCTGCACACAGTCGGTTTTATTACTGTTGGCTTTAACACCCACACAATTTCAGTTGTTTATTTAGCTATTGAATAAATCGTCAAATGCGTCACCGACATTTGATGTAGTATTAGTTGCAACATTCTTTGTTGGAGTTGTTGTAGCTGCTACACCACTTGATGTTTCAGTTGTGTCATCTGATGGATTTAGAAAATTACTAAGAGCTTCTTTGAGATCATCATAGGATGGTTCTGTGTACAATTCAGTCAAATCGGGTTGATCCTCAAAAATACTTTTAAGTAAAGTATCATTGTCTGTAATTGTAGTTTGATTAGGTTTAACTCGAACTGTTGTCTTACCATACTGATTTCCTGCTTCTGCTGGTGTTTGGCGTTCAATACCAATATCACGACCATTTACTGGGTCTGTAATATCACCATAATCAGGGTCAGCGATTACTGATAACAATTCTTGATAAACTGTTTTACCAAATCCCCAAAACTTAACACCTTCATCTTCACGACCACGAACTACAACGGGAACAAATGTTCTCATTTTAGGTTCAAGTCTTTTACCTTGAATCCATTCGTCTTTATTACCAGTTGATTTAAGTTTGTTTGCAAACTCTTCAACTGGGTCAGGACGGCCGAATGATACAGGTGACATATAGGTCTTATTGTTACCTAAATTATAATGAAAGTATAATTCAATAAATGGATTATCTTTATTATGTTTGTAAGGTACAATACGAACTACTTGATTACCTGGGTCAGGTTTCCAAAAGTTGTTTGATGTTGAGGTTGTTGATTGTAACTGCGTTAGCTTTGATTTGATTGCATTTAAGTCCATGCGTTTTCTCCTGCTTTGTGTTTTATCTTTTATCGTTTATTGTTATGGTTAAATCTTATAACCATATAACCTATTACCTATAATATATATCCTTTTTGACATATAAAACAAGTCTTTTTTTTTATTTTTTTGAAATTAATCCTTCCAAAAAATATTTAAGTGTTTCTTCATTTAAAGCTCCTGGCATTGATTGTACATCACCACTTTTTGAAATTGTTGCAGTTGTAGGAACACTCATTACTTTAAATAAACCTGCCATTTCAAGTTCTTCTTCTATGTTTACTTTATATAAATTTATCTTATCTTTGTATTCTGGTGTAACTTCGTTGAGCGACCGCTCGTACATTTTACAAGGTCCTCACCAAGTTGCATAAAAACTAATAAATATGGGTTTATCTGTAAGATTTTCTCCCTCATTATAGATTTTCATAAATTCTGTTTTTGTTAAATTATTCATCACAATCTCCATGTTCACAATCACAATTACAACCACAATGTTTTTTCCATTTATCTATAGGACATTCAGCCACCGCATAATGTACTTTTACATTCATAAAACATGCACAATGAGAACATCTACCATCTTTTTTATTCGTATCTGGATTGGTTTCATCATAGAGAAGAAATGGACAACCTTTACAGATTTCCCATCTTCGTTCAGCTTCTTCCTGTGTTGTGATTACCTGTGAACCTTTTAGCCAAGACTTGAGAGATTTCCAATGAGTTGTAGCTATATCACGAACCATCTGAGATGCTGGAGGAAGTTTTTGTTCTTCCACTAACATCTTTTCAGTTTTATAAATACATTCCAATTCTTGTTCAGTAGCTCTTCTGTCTTTTGTAACTTTGGGTTTGAATCTAGCCAATTTTACTTCACTCCCAAATGAGCCATTAACCTATCAAGTTTTTGTTCAAGTGTTCCAATTCGTTGTTCTAAACCTTGTTGATTTTGGACTGGTGGTTGTTGAGTACCTTGTCGTCTTTTCTTGAAATTTTCAATAATCATATTTGTTGGTTGTAGATTGGGTAAGTGTGAATTTTCGTCTTTCCATTTGTCATATTCTTTACTCCAAGTTTCTAATTCAGTATCAGTTGCTTGTGGTGGGGGTGGTTTAGGTGGTTCTGATTTTGGTCTTGGTCTTTCAAGGATTTGGTCAGCTGGCTGTAAGTTTGGAAGATGTGAATTTTCTTTTGTCCATTTCTTATATTCTTTTTTCCAGTTTGTTTCTTCTTTACCAGTTGCTCCATGAAATGGTGGTTTTGGCATTGGACCAGTTGGTCTTGGTGGTGCAGGGATATCTTCACCGTTTACCCACTTTTCAAGAATATCTTTTTCTCTGAAACCGCATATCTGGTTTCCAGTATCGGCGTTTATAAACCAGGGTGTTCCACATTGTGCTTTATATTCTTTTTTAAGTTCTTCATTAATCTTTTTATTTTCGGAGTCTGATAAATCAAGTTTAAGAATATCGTGTCCTTCATCAATCAATTCATCAACAATTGGTCCTGTTTTTTTACACCAACCACATCCTACTGAATAGAAATAATATAAGGGTGATAATTCTTCTGTTTCTTCTGCTACTTGAAGGTTTTCTTCTTTTGTTTTTGCCATAACCATTTTCTCCTAATATGTATATAAATATATATTAAATTGTTAAAACGACTAATCTATTTTTACAATTTTATAGATTCTCGTGTTGATTCTATTTAGGCCATCTGAATTTGTAACTAATAATGTATTCTTAAAATTTTCCCATGGAACAATAAATTTACTATCTACCACTCCGTTGTTTAAGTCTGTGATAACTTCATTCAAAGCATTTATTGTATATAATGTATTTGAATGTTTCTTTCTATGTAATGATATAGTTCCTTTTACATCATTGAAATCTGCACCTGCTGCTAAATCTACATTGTATGTACATATTAACTCACTCACACTATCTTCATTTTGTAAGACATATATCTTACTGAATGCTATTGTATAAGCACCTTTGATATTCTCGATTGTTGTTTCGAGGTCTGTTTTAGTTGTGAATGTAGCTAATAGTTGGGTTCTCATTATTAAGCTGTATGTCCTTTTTCTTTAAATTTCTTTATAGCATCATTGTGCCACTTATACACAGTCTGTAATTTACCCAGTTTACCAGTTTTAGTTCTTAATCTTTTTTCTCCAACATAAATTCTCTCTTTTTCTACACCTTCTTCATCTTTAATAAGAAGAAAAACATTTCTTGTCTCACCAGTAGTTCTCCCTTTCATTGCACCTGAACCTCCCAATTGTCCTTGTGTTTCAAAAGAAAATTCTGCAGTAAAGTTTTCTTTATTATCGACACCAAAAACATCTCTCAACACACTACCATCAACAGATAATCCACCATGATTTGTTTCAAATAAACCTGGATATGCGTGGACTCCTTTTTTAGAGTTAGGATTCATTGCTTCCAAATGGAATTGGTCAAATACTGTACTCGCTTCCATTTTTTGACCAAGAGGTATATCTGACCCATCAGGTATATAATATCCATTTAGATTATTATAATGGTCTTTTTCTGCTATAGCATGTTTTTGTCTAATTTCTTCAATTTGACCATATGTATCTGGTGAACCTAATTTTCTATATTTAGCATTTATCCTATCAAGTAATGCATCTTCCTTATCAGTTGAAACTATTGGTTTATTTTCATCATACTCTTTTCCTAATTTTTTAGCTCTTTCTTCAGGTGAATCACCCATAAAATTAAAAAAAGCTCTTAATTGTTCTTTTTCCTTTTCATTATCAGACATGTTATCCCAATTTTCTTTAGCTTCATCAGATAAATATACAGAAAAATTTCCTTTTGGTGGTGATGGGAGTGAGAATTTTTTCTTTGTAGCATTTGTCCATTTAGTAGATGTTTTTTCTATTGTATCACCTTTAGAACTTTTGGTCACTTTACCATCTGAATCTTTGTCTCCCTTGATATTATTCAATACATTATCTAAGTCAGAACTTTTCATCTTTGAGAAAAAAGAACCAGCTTCCTTCTGTACTGTTTTTAGCTCTGATTCAATTTCTGCTAATGCATCTCTATGTTGTACATTGAAACCTTTTAACTGGTCTCTTTGACCTTCATTAACATCACCATTCTTAAATGCTTCATCGATTAGCTCATCAAGTTTTGTATATTCTTTATTTGGGGATGATTGTGCTGTTATTGCATCTAAAGTATCTTTATCTGAATGGAAATGCATTATAATATTTCCAGTTTTTGGGTCTGTAACAAAGGTAGCTGTATCTGATGGGTTTTCTCCCCCACCTGATTTACTAATTAAATATTTTGCAATTTTCTTTGGAATCTCATACCGATTACCATTCTTATCAACCGAATAAATATTAGCTTCTTCGGGCATCTCATCAATTCTGTCTTGCATAGCTTGTAAGGAATCTTTATGTCCATAAAAATTGGTTATCTTTGGATTTTTAATGTCAAGAGCTTCTGCACTTCTTACTGCTTTGTTATGTTTTCTTCTACCTGCTTTTACTGTATTTAAAGTCTTTGAATATAATTCCAAATTGTCGTGAAATTCTTCAGGACTATTAGATTTATTTACACCTAATCCAGCTGTTGCTTTCTTACCACTATTCTGTTCTGCTAATGTAGTATCTCCAAATTGTTGTATAATTCTTTTTGTAATTTCTTCATTGGTTAAGTTAGGTTCTGCTTGTAATATATTACTAACCTCACCACTCATAATCTCATTCCACATTGAACCGGCATTACCAGGTGCAGCTTTGAATATAGTATTATCATTTTCATCTTTTATTTCGTTATAACCATACTCTAAACCTTTTTGTTTTATCTCCCAATCACTTCCTTTATCTTGTAAAATTTCATTAGGTGTATTTTGGTATGATTTAACTTTTTTAGGCTCGTCTTTATCCTTTTTCACACTATAAGGATTAGGTTCAGGTTCAACAATTTTTGGTTTTGCTCTTCCTTCTTCATCATCCCAAGAATCATCGGGGTCACCTGCAGTATCATCTTTATCATCATCACCAACAGCAACAAGTCTACCATCTACATTTTTATGAGTAGTTTCACCACCTTCTTCTTTTCCATAATTACCATATCCAAGAGAAACCAATCCCATCTTTTTAGCTTTCTCTTTTTCTTTATCATCTAATCTACCATCATCCTTCTCTCTCAAATTACTCATAAACTCAACAATAAATTGTGATGGAAATTCTAAATCATTTAGACTATGTTCTAATTGAGCCATATGTAATGGATTATCAACATCAGGCATTCCGTCATGTACTCGATATGCCCATTCTGTTAATACATCGTCTATTATTTCTGAAATGTGTTTCATATTTTATAACCTATCTTGAATTGATTGTAACTCACCCAAATTCGCTCCTGCTTTGGCTTTTGTTAAATGACCATTTCTCTCTAATATTTTCTTTATTTCTTTCAAAGTATCTACTCCGTCTGAATTATTGTAATCTATTGTGAAACTATCATAGCCATATAACACTAATTTTGTTTTCTTCTCATATAAATATCGTTGTAGTTCAATTATCGTCTTTATATTACATTCTGTTTCATATGCCTGTAATAGATAATTCAGTAATTTACTACGATTCATATCTGTATAGTTTTTCTTTATAAGTTTCCTCTTATAAATATCAGTTTCTATGAAATTATCTCTATTATATTTACTCCATAATTCATTTGTATATTCTTTTGTTTTTTTGAAAAATGGTATTGATTTTGCTATATCATCTGGTATTCCGCCATATAAAATCTTGAATGTTATCTGTTTTGATTCTTCATATGTACAACCATAGAAACTTGATAAATATTCGTGTACAGATGCTTGTGGGAATTTATATCCAATTAAACTACCGATAAGTCTAACGTGGTATGCGTCGTAATCAAATTCTACGAGATAGTCATTTTCTGGTATGAACACCTTCCGTTGTTCTTTTGTTAGGGCTGCGAAGTTTACTGAACCGAATGAGTTACTTGGTCGTCCTGTTGATGTCCATAGATTGTATTTTGTGTATAATTTTCCTTCTGATATGTGTTTTCTCACTCTCTCATCAAATATATCACATACATCATCTGATACACATATACCATTCTTTTCTATTGAGTAGAATGCTGATGATACTTCTCTTGCGTATTGTTGTTCTTCTAAATTCATAGTAACCGACATCTTATCACATAGTTCATCACAATATTCTATGTGTTTAACCATCGGTATGATTTCGTTTAATCGTTTTGCGTTGTAATATTTGTTATGGAAGAACTCGTAGGCATTGTTTCTAACTACACTATCGTCAAATGGTTTATTGTTTAATGACCACCATTCGTAATTCATATCTAATACATTCTTAAATGGATATACAGATAGTAGTGTTTTCATATCAGGTGTGTATATTAGTTCCGAATCTAACCATCTATAATCTTCTAATGATTGACCACAATCTGGATGATAATTACATATCATTTGACTATCTTCATCTATTTTCTTTACATATAACATAGACAATCCATTATTCTTGTGTAATGGATGTAGATATGGGTCTGAAAATATAGGTATTACAATATAACTCATAGTTTAATTTACAACCTTTTTTGTGTTAAATCCTAATGTTTTTTTCTATTATTCGTAACAAACATCTACTACTGGAAGACAGTCATTGGTCATACCGTCTGTATCTACAAATTGACAGTACTGTTGGTTTGTTCCCATTACATTGGCGATATCGTCAGATATCTTTTGACATCTAGCTGTTTGAAAGCTTTTCGATTTGATACTGAGTCCTGAGAATGCTATATATCTCTCATGACATCTATCACATTTTTCATTCCACTCAGGTACTTTTTCTAGATTTTTCATATTACCCATCAGAAGTGCTGAAAGTAAAGTAATAAATCCTGTATCTGAACCGACTTGTGTTAAGCCAATTGGTATTGTAACCCATTGTTCAGTTCCAAATAATAAATAATAATATTCATCATTCGCTAGTATGGTCTCAATTCTTGGAATATATCCAGTTACTGTAGTATTTATTGTTGAATTAAATTTTTCGCTAGAAAAGCTAGTTATTGGAGCTCCACCAATAGTTAGAGTAGAACTACTACTACTAGCTACTGGAAAGTATTTAAGGAATGATTTTAACTTTTCATCATCAAACAGTAGTCCAGTTGTTTCCGTTTGAGAGTGTGCACCATTTACATATGTATTTTTATCATATATTATATATGGTAAGTAATATTCTTTAATATCTGATGCCGGGCTATTCGCTACTACCGCTTTAAATTTAATAACATCTTTGAATCTATTGAGTATTGGATCATTGTGAAGAAGTTCTTGGCTACCCATGTATTGTGCGAGTTTATCAAAATCAGCGCCTATTAGTAATTCCTTTGAAGGATTAATATTGGTATTAGTTGAGATAGATTGTGCTGAATTAATTATATTTCCAGTTGACTTTGTGGCCTGTGGGTTATTTTTCTTAATCGTCTCCACTGATAATGATACTGATGATACTGGATATGTTAATTCTGCAAATATTTTATCAGTAGCTCTAAATCTATACTGAGTTTCTAATGTTGTATACCATCCAGACGAATCAATAGCTTGTGTTACTTTCATTACTTGAAAATAAACTATATTACGATAAGATTCTGGTAAATAATTAACTCTGAAAATATCTCCTGGTTGTATAGATGATATACCATATATAGTCAGCGTTAATGACATTGGTAGAGGTGTAGAGTGTTTATGTTCAAGAAATTGAGAACGTGCACGGTATATGTAATAATCACTTATAGACTTTACTGTTATTGTACCTGATGCAGCTGAAGCTTCTTCATTAGCTGCTATTATTACCTCTACACCTGCTGCTTTTTCTCTAGTTTTGGAATATTTTGCAAATTTTTTGATAGTAGTAGGAGTTGTCTTTTGACTCGTACCACTTATGTTACCTCCTAAATTAGGGTTAGCAGCTAATATATCAGTAACTCTATCATATGTATTAGACACTTTAGCATTAGTTCTGAGAGAGTCGTTATTTATCTTTTTAGCTTTAAATGAACCCATATCTGGATAATAACCCACACCCATTGTGTTATATACATCATTCTGCTGGTCGTCTTTTGATTTTTTAGCTATATTTAATAAAGCTTGTAATGCTACTGCCGAATCAATGAATGAATTTACATTATATATTTTAGTGTCAACATCACCACTCATAGCTTGAATGGCCATCATGTTAGATATTCCACCTTCTGGCATTGTAAATGATACATCATATCCTTTGACGATAGAATTAGATGACATAACATCAAACTCAAACATCATATCATATATATTTTGAGCATCTTTTATATCTCGTTCTACTCCCAAATAATTTTTATCTATTATTGATATTAGATTATCAGAACCATTATTAGATATTCCCCAATTATATACATCTCCAGAATTTGTATTTATTTTTTCACAGACTCGCTTTATACAATCTACTAAATTTTTGGCGTTTTTGATAGCTTCCGTGACAATAGATACATCAATAAACATTTCTCTTAATGGTATTCTTTCTATATCGGGTAATATATCGTATTTAGTCTTACTACCTTTATATGTTTTTAAAATAGTTTCATCATAATTAGAATTATTTGGGTTCTTATTAACTTTAGTATTAAATGTTGTATCCCAATTTTCAGGATATAAAAAACTGAGTTTTTCTTTATAGCCTCTACCTATCACAGTTTGCCTCTCCCTTAAATGGTTGTCATGTGATGTAAATGATTCAGATGAATCAATTCTAACTTCTGTATTAGTTCCTGTAGCTATCGATTCACCAGATTCACCAAGACCAAATTCAGGATTTAATATAACATCTTCAAAAAATCCCCATGACATAAAAGTCTGACCAACCACCTTATCTAGACCTACACCAGATTCTACATTATTTTTTTCTAATTTAAATGCGCCAAACTGTAATTTTGGTTCGACCATGCGTTTTTGCCTGTAGTCAAATTGACCTTTACTTTTAGGAGTTATATTTTTAAATCGGTCTATGATATGATCACGAGCAGTACCCTTTGACGTTAAAAATAAAACACCTATACTGTCTATTTCAGTATCTAATAAAAATTGTAATCTATCTTTTATAGATTGACCTACTTGTGCATTATCAAATTTTTCACTTAATAACGCTATATTCTTTGATGTTATTTCAACTGAACATTCTACACTACCGTTTTCTAATATCTTTGCATCATAATTAGTTACATATCCAATGAGAGTGTCTAAATCACCCTGTGCTTCTGTAACATATCCGTTAACCTTATCTCCCGGCTTCTCACCATATAATATTTCTTCAACTGATAATCCTGTCGCAGTATCTTCACCATCTGGTTTTTCATGTTTAAATGCAACTGTGGTTGGGTCATATAATACTCCAGTATTCCAACCATAATCAACAAATATTTGAGCTCCTGGTCGTAAGAAGTATCGTTGGTATATCTTATCAAAATCGTGAAAGTTATGTACAGTAAACCCTACTGTTGTTTTTCTCATCACACCTAATGTTCCTTCAGTAGTAGATGTAAAACTTGTTATTCCAGCTGGTGGTTTCAGATATTGATTATCATTTGTACCAAATTCAGGTGGAATGATATCATCATTTTCTAAACCATGCATTAATGGATCAGTGCCACTTTTACCAGGTTCCAATCCTACTGATTCATTAGGATTAGCTGTAGCTTGATTTAAAGTATGATTGCCGACAACATATATTCGTGATGCTAATGAGGTTTTATTAACTGGTTCTCCGTCCTCATCTGTTTCTCTATTGAATATCTCAACACCCACCCACATTCTTACAAACGGTGTTCGAGATGATAAATCAGCTTGATTGTCAAATTCATTATCTAATCCGACTCCATCAACACCTTTATATTTTTTATTTATTTCAGCTAAAGATTCATTTGGATTAGTACTTTGTGCGTAAGCTTGTCTGAGTGCAAGTTTCTTCTTAACTTTATTAGGTATGTCAGAACCGAATATTCTCTTATTTATCATTGTTTAAAACCCTTTTGCTTTTTCAGCTGATGCTGGAATCCTTAATGATGTTCCTGCTGGTATATTCATTGTTTTTAAATGATTGACTCTTGCAACGAACCACCATAATTGTGGATTTCCATAAAACCTATTTGCTAGATTATCACATCTATCACCTTCCTGTGCAATAAAATACATATCATCGTTTCTTTCTGGGACTTTAAGATAGATAGTTGTATTATATTTATCTTTATTACCAACTCTTTCTTTATCTGGACTTGTATATTTTGTTCTTCTTGTAGTATCGTATCTTGCCATTACTAAACTCCCATACCTGTAACTTTATTTGTTCCATAGAATGTTTCATCTTTATATTTACCACCTGGATCCGTCTTCGCAAAATCAAGACTTGGAACTGTCATATGAATCACTTGATATGATATTGCAACTTGAACATATTTGGGAACTCGTTTTCCTGCTTTAGTTTCCCAAGGTGATTCTGATGGATATGAGTATGAAAGACTTTTTATAAATCCAGTCAGTTCAGCATGTTCACTACCAAATAATTCACCTAATCTAAATTTTGTTAATGGTGGTTTCATTCTTTGCATAGCGTTGGATGCAAATACAGTTCCACCGGTTTCAGATGTAGTTGAACCTACTGTATTCTTAGCGTATTCTGGATAACACAATGATGTAAGTCTATTCATTTTTTGATATATTGAAGTTAACTCATCTTCTGTCTGTGCGAATAATTTAAGGTTGAATGATATATCTCTTTCTGACCTTTCATATACATAAACTGGTTCACTTCTTCCTAAATAATTTGTTGATGCCCAAGATGGTGATATATTTTCTGTTAGTCCGTCTATGTATGCTCTGAAAAATATGTAGGTGTCATCTCTTAAATCTTTAAAGTAGAAAGGCATTCCTTCTTGTTCTTTTTCAACATTAAATGAAAGTTGGTTTGGTTTACCATGACCAAGTCCTGTTGTTAGAACGCCTATAGGTTCTAATGAAGTACCTCTTATCATAGTTGCCAAAGTCATTTTGTCACCACCCTCTGATTTTGGTTTTATTTCTACATCTCTCCCAAGTGCAGTACTCATTGCTGATCTAATTTTATTAGTAAATTGACCAAAAAGAGACCCGGCAACTGAATCTGATGAACCATCTGTAAATGTTGAATCTAATATATATTCAACATTTTCACGCAGGGGCCCCAGTCCAACACTACCATATCTATCCCTACCAAACAATGAACTCAAACCAGGTTCTTCTCTGTCAAATAAAATATTTGGTGTTGTTCCGGTTAATCGTGATACTGAAGCTCCTAAAGTACTCAATGGATTATAACCTTCTTTAAATCTTTGTTTTCCTTCCATCAATTTATCACCATCTCTGAATTGAACCTTTGTAACAGCACCTAAAGCATTTTGTTTAGCTATAAAGGCAATACCATCTGGAGATGTTAAATACTTTGTTAATCTTACAGTATCAGTTACTGCTCTGACTATTGGGATAGAACGACTCGCAAAATTCTGTAATCTACCGTCACCGAGTCCACCAAGTCCACCAATATCACCATCCGGTAGTCCACTTACGATATATGGTTCACCATGTGGTCCACCAAATAATTGTGTTCTTGAAATTCCTGTTATATTAGGAGCTTCATCTCTAATACCAAATTGCAAATTAACATTTGAGCCGTAAGAATACTGTGGGCCATCAACACCTTTAGATTTATGGTCGGCTCTGTATAAATTACTCCAAGATGTGTCATTTGGGAATTTTCTATCTTCTGTCACTAGTGATAACAATTTTCTAAAACCATCTACAGGTTGTGTAGTAACTGCAGCTAAGTCTTCACCAGCAGCTTTAAAACTGATTCCGTTACCCGGTTCAGGCGGAGGGATAATTAAATTAGTATATGAGGACAGTTGTATTGGGTAACCATCTCCACCAGTTATACCATCTCCAATATTTCCTGATGTTAATATTTGTTCAATTGATGGTACATTTAATGATGACATTGGAGTGAACTTTGAAGATACATAAACGGTTGATTTATTAAATAATCCACCTATTCCATCTGTGTATGTACTACTCATGTTGACAACAATAGATTCTACAGGAGTTGGTGCACCATCAATAAAATCATTCGCGAGGGAATCAATATTTTCAGTAAATATACTTTTTAAGTTTATTAAACTCAATATATCTCTCCGTTATGCATGCTGTGCATTACTTGTTATGTTTCTCGCTACCGCTGAACCTATCTTGTTCGGTACTGTACCAGTAGTTCCGAAATAACTATCCATCCGGTTCTCTAAATTTTTGATAGCTTTTACAATATCATTTGTGTGCAGGATAGTTTCTGCTCCGTGTTGTCCTTGGCCGTGAGCCATTGCAGCGCTACCAGCTGTTGGTGTAGCTTGCTGTCCGGGTGCTAAAGTTTGAAATGTTGGAAGTGCTCTAACTGCTAACCAAGCACCTGCTACTGTAGCGAGGGCAATTCCAATACCTAGACCCATACTCGCTGCTCCTGCAGTCATTACAGTTGCAGCTGCTGAAGCTAATGCTACTCCCATTGATGCTATTTTGAGTGTAACTAATACTGGAAGTAATTGATTTACTGCTGATTTAATATTATCGAAGAAGGGTCCTATATTATTTATAGCTTGTCCAATTTTTTCCCAAGTTGAAAGTTGTCCTTCAGTAGCAGGTGTAAAAACGTCAGTAAAGAATGCAGTTATTTTTTCACCAAATGCTGTAAATTTTTCAGATAATACTTCTGTCAAATCACCACTGTCACCAACCCAATCGCTCATAATTATAGCTACTTTATTAAAAGTAGGTCCTAATGTATTCATAATAGCTGCACCCAATTGTTTAAATTTATTCATCATCCGTGATATTCCAGATATTGCATCTTGTCCAACAAGATTTTCAAACTCACCCGATGCTAATGCTCCTGATACAGATAAGTCTTTTGTTCCTTTAACAAACTTAGCTAATTCAGATGTTGATACACCAATTGATTTAGCTAACGCCTCTCGTTGTATAACATTCATACTATTAAATTCTTCTTCACTTCCAAGCTGTGATATAACTTCTTCCATAGCACCTGATATATCATTATTCAATGCCAATTCACGAGCTTTTTGGAAATTTAATTGTCTTCCAATCAACATTGAAGCTTCTATCTCTGCAGATAGTGAACTTTGGAAATCTAATAATCCTTTTGCTACTTTAGCTGTTGTGTCTAAACTGACACCTAATTGTCTTGCCTGTACAGCTGCTTCTGCTATATTTTCACCAGATGCATCTGTGAAATCTGCTATCGTTTCTGATGACGCTGCTATGTCTTTCATTACTGCCGAAGGTGCTACACCTCGTTGTTTAGCTAACTGAAATGTAGATTCTGCTAAATGTTCTGCTTGTTCATTTGATAATCCAGCAATTGATTTTAATGAACCAAATAATCTTGTAGATTCATCAACAGACATTCCTGTAGCTTTGGCTGTATCAAGTACAGTAGCTGATAATGCTGCTGCTTCACCAGTTGAAATTCCAAATTCAGAAGATAATGTTTGAACAGTAGAAACAACATCTTCAAGACCTAATCCAATTCCAATAGCAGAAAATTCAGCATCCGTGAGATTTTTAACAAACTTATCATCTGCTGCCATAACACCAAATGTTTTTCCGATATCGTCAATTTTAGCGGCAAAACCTGTTGCTATTTTCCATAGACCCGTGAATATTGTTACAAACAATGCTCCTTGAAGTATCTGTTTTTTAAAAGCATCTTTTGCTTTAGTTTGTAACTCTGTAACTTTCGCCTGAAGTTTTGCTCTTCGAATTTGACTTTTTAATTGTTTTTGTTCAATTCTTAAATCTCTATTTATTAAACTACTTATTTTTATGTGACCTTTCAACATCTGTTTTCTATTAAACGATATACTTTTGGTTAACTTACTCCGTTTTTCCGTAAGTTTATTAATATCGTTTCCAATTTTTGCATTTGAGGCTAAAGATTTAGCAAGATCCTTAGTTTCTGCTAATGTTCTGTTACCCAACTCTGCTTGTTTCGATAGAGAGTCAATTATCTTATTTAAATTTCTACCCTCTTTCTCTAAAGCTTTTCCTCTATCTTGTACAGACTGAGTTATTTCTTTTTGTATAGCTCTTATTTCTTTGATATCTTCTTTAGCCATTTTAGTTTCCTATTTTAAAAAAAATCACTTAATTTAAATCTTTCAAGTTCAACATCAACTCCATGATCTCGCTTTAAAGCTTTTTCAAGTCCACCTACTGTTCTGTTTAGTAAGGCTAGACCTAACTTAATTTTTCTACTTTTTTTAATTTTATCTTTATCAGTTGACTTTAAATTTTTTGCATATTTAAATATTTTATCAAAAAATCCTTCTGATAAAACATTTTCGTTATTCATATATGATTTCTTTTTGGGCATATTATATTCTCCATAAGATGTAATTCATCATATATAAATATCAAGAATGTAAAAAATTATTGTTTGAATCTTTGTTGAAATGTAGATATTGGGTCTGATTTTTGTTGTGCTTTTTCTATCTGTTTATTTTCTTCAGTTTTGTAATCAACTAATTTTTGAAGATAGAATCGTCTTAAATAAACAGGCATAGCATATACATCAGAATGTGTAAATCCATTTCCGTGATATACTAAATTAAATATTTCTTCGTGAATTTGTGGTCTATGCTGAGGTGTCAGGCCAAAAAAAGTTTATGGTTAAAGGTATATCTACCTCGACCATGTCACCTCCTATTTCTATTTCTTGTTTAAGTTCAATATCAGGTGATACTTCGCTGATTTTATGTCTTAAAAACAATGAATCTCGTGACAACATATTTTGAACAAGATTTCCTATTTTATTTATGTCAGTTTCACCATCAAATGAAACTATTGAATATTTCAATCGTGTAGTTAAATCTTTTGAAACTTGTGAATCCATCTTTTTCATTGATTTTACTTCAGTTTCAATAATTTTCTCATCAACACCAGTTAACATTTTAACCTTTATTTTGGCCTTCGATACAGGGAGTTCAACCTCAAATTCATTTGTGTTGATGTCTGTAGATATTTTTTTGAATGGACATTCAGCAAGATTGAATGTGTATTGAATTTTTTCACCTGTATCTGGATTTTCAACTTCAGCTGGATATTCTGGTCCATATGCTAAAATACGAGCCGCTACCATAACAGCATTCTTATCACCTAATATCAAATCATCAACATTAACTCCCTCTGTGAGAATAAGTGAATTTAAAAGTCTATCTATCACCACTCCCTTCTTTATAAGATTCTGTGATGTGAGAATATCTTCTTCTTTCGCCGTCATATATTTTATTTCTATTTTTCCTGATGACAATGGACTATCTTTATGATATACTTTACCCTCACTTGGTAAATCAATTACTTCACTTGGAAATTTTTGTTTATCTGCCATTTTATACCTCCATACTTCGTCTAAACCAACCGAAGTAAAATCTGTCTTGTTCTGGTTTCTTTGTTACTAAATCTGAATAGTACTTAACTCTATAAGCTCTTACTCTTTCTACTTCAACACCTTTCATGGCCTTTACAGTTGCTGGACCCATTCCTCCATCTACATCTATATCTCTACCTTTGTTGTTAGCTGCTCGTTGTAGAATCTTAACGGCTGTTCCTCTACCCATATTTACACACATATCAAAGAAAATATGCCATAAGTTTTCTGGAAGTGATTCAACGCGATTCTTATCCCAATAATCTCGTTTATATATATCTTTAGCTTGTTCTCGTGTCAGATTCTTTATATCGACATCAGGGTAGAATCGCTTTGTGATACCATAATTGGTTTCACCGCCCAAATCACTTGGGTCATTAACATAACCACCTTCGTGTTCTAGAACCTTTTCTATTATTTCATTGAAATTCATATTATTGATAACCTTCTTATTTTTGAATAACCTACATAACATTTCATATATAAATATATACTAAATGAAAAAACCCTCAACTTTTTTGTTAAGGGTTTTTTATTATACTTATTTTATTGTATTAGAATTGTAATACAGCGTAGTCATATCGTAATGTAAGAGTAATCTCAGCCGGATCACTTGCGGCAAAGTCAAAATCACCAAAAGTAGCATCTTGAATCCAACATCCTTTAAGTGTCCATTCTTCAACAACATCACCAACTGGACCAAGTACATTAAATGTCACTTCTTTCTTATAGAAATCAGAATATCCATCACGGCCTGTTACTGATTCGTGTGATAATCTAACCCATTCCATAGCTGCTTGAGCTGCTGAAGGAACAATTGGGTCATACATTGTAACTTGTAATGCTTGCCATTTACCCTTACCTTTAACATATCGTGTCACATTCATATGTTCTAACTCTACCTCATCAAATGTAATTTGAGGTCTTCCGGCCGTCTTAATCATATATGCTGGAATGCCTTCTATGTTCATTATAAACCGATTCTTTAACTTCGGTTCAAATGGTGTAAACATTATATCTTGTGGTGTTAACATCTCTGCCATTATACTTCTCCTAAAAAGATTATCTAATTTCATATATAAATATCAAAAAACATAAAAAAAGAGAACTTAAATTTCATAAGTCCTCTTAATTTAACCTGTCTATGTAAGATTATCTCTTATTCTGGAAATGTAGCTCCAGTTGGTTGAACTGTGAAATCAAGAACGATGAACTCTGCTGTTCTTGTGGGTTGAACAAATATCTGCCCATATAAGACATTTCTATCTACAACATCTGGAGTGTTATTTGATTCATCCATTACAACGCGGAATGCATTTAAGCCTGAGTTAGATTGAACTTGTTCCAAGAACGGATTTACAATATTCAAGAATCTTCGTCTTGTACTTGCATTGTTTTGTTCAAATACAAGGAATCTTGAACTTGATGCGATAAATTTCTTCACCTTAATCAACAATCGTCTTACATTCACCCTGTCGAGAGCTGAAGATTTCTTTTGAAGTGTCTTTTGACCCCAAACAGTAACACCAGAGGTAGGAAATGTTGCAATTGGATTGACATTTGAATCATACAAGGTATCTCTATTTGAATGACTTAATTTACGTTCAGCTTGAACTACACTATCCAATGTTCCTCTATTCAGACCGGCTGGAGCAAACCACTCATGAGCTACTTTGTCGTTAAACGCATACATTCCAGCAACTACAACTGATGGTGGTACCCATCGATTTCTTCCTAAATCAGCATCTGATATCTGAACCCAGGGCCAGTAAGTAGCTGCGTAGTTAGAATCTCTTGTTTTAGCTTCTGTTGTTGCTGTTGTGAGTGCTGCTGAATATAAAGTTGGATCAGATATAACAAAACAATCACCTCTGTCTTCGCACATATCTATTGCTTTTGTTATAATAGAACTACCACCTGTTTGATTATCTATAACTCCAGGTAATAATACAAGATTTATATCATATTCATCTTGATTTCCTAAAATATTAATTGCATCTTCATATTCTGTAGCACTAGTCAGAATAAGACCTTGTGAATTAGAATCAGTTATAGAATCATAAAAATTCTTCGGATGTTGAACTGTTCCATCAGAACCACCACTAAATGAACCACCAAATGAACCACTATTTGAACCGCTATGGAATAATGGTAATGAAGCAGAAGCTACATTGACTCTAATATTACCATTTTCATCAAGATAATCTACAGTTTGTTCTATAACTTCAACTCTTACATATTTTGATTTGTTTGGATAATCACCAGCTAGTGAAAGATATGGATCTGTTCCACCAGAATCGTTAAGTGTCCAAACTTGGTCACCGATTACTTTAGAGATATAATTAGTTGAATTTTCATCTAAAGTAAGGTTGTTCCAAGTTTCAAGAGTTTGTTTTCTTTTAGAACTATCATCACCTCGTCTGAGAAGGAGTGTAAATGTTCCTTTCTTTTGATTAAGACTTCCTATTTCCCATCTTAAATTATCTTTTGAACCTGATTCTAATACATTATTTGTTCCTATTGGACCAACACTATTTAATATCTCTCCATCTGATAATGTATGTAATTTAAAAGATTCTTTAAATGTATCAGTATTAAAATCATGACCACCCCCTAAACTTTTAGATGTCATAGATCCTGAATGTCCAGCTATTTCTACAAAATTACCAACTGCTTGTGAACCACCGAACACAGGTGCTGGTGTAACACCTTGAGTTGGACTTGTATAAACACCAAAATTTCCAGCTATACTTGATGTAAGTCCAACTACATTAACATCTGAACTAGCACTTATTGGTAAATTATGTAACGAACTACTGATATTAATGGCGTTTTTTAAATTTAAAGCGGCGTTAGTCAATGCAGCTGCACCAACACCAGAACCAGAATCTACATATATTAAAGTTGCTGAATCTGTTAATAGACCACTCCTATTAATGGAACCTGTAAATACAAATTTAACTTCACTACCACCAGTTGGTGTAAATGAAGCAGATCCATGAGAACCAATAAAGGAAGCTGATAATATTGGACCAGCTATAGTCAAACTTGCAGTATGTTTATTTCCACCACCTACAATTGCTGGATCTACTGATGATGAAATTGTAGCAGATGCTCCACCATAACTACCATCAAGTATTCTAACAACAGTCAATTTTGAACCATGTTTCAAATATTCTCTTGCTGTATGTGATGTAAAATATTGATAATAATCACTTCCACTCTTGAAAGTATCACCAAATCTTGCTTGAAACTCTGAATATGATGTAACTACTGTCGGTATTCCAGCTGGACCCTTTACTGTTGGTCCTATTAACGCAGCTCCTATTTCACCAATTGCTGATGGTAAAAATGTCTGGTCTATTTCATTCGTAAATACACCAGGACTTATAATCTTTTCTGCCATTATGTTTCTCCGATTAATAAGAGGGTCAAATTAATGACCCTCGTTATTTATTTTATGTTACTCTGGAAATGTAGCTCCAGTTGGTTGAACTGTGAAATCTAAAACAATAAATTCTGCAGTTCTTGTAGGTTGAACAAATATCTGTCCGTATAATACATTTCTATCTACAACATCTGGAGTATTATTTGTTTCATCCATAACGACACGGAATGCATTTAATCCTGAGTTGGCTTGAACTTGTTCTAAGAACGGATTAACGATATTCAAGAATCTTCGTCTTGTAGCCGCATTGTTTTGTTCGAATACAAGGAATCTTGAAGATGATGCAATAAACTTCTTAACTTTGATTAACAACCTTCGTACATTAATCCTATCAAGTGCTGATGCTTTCTTCTGTAAAGTCTTTTGACCCCATACAGTAACACCTTGTCCTGGGAATGTTGCAATTGGATTAACATTTGAATCATACAATGTATCTCTATTTGAATGTGTTAATTTTCGTTCAGCTTGAATGGCCATATCAATTCCACCACGATTTAAACCAGCTGGTGCGAACCATGGATGTGCAACTTTATCGTTGAATGCATAAACTCCAGCTAACACAACTGATGGTGGTACCCATCTATTTGTTCCTAAGTCAGCGTCTGCTATTTGAATCCAGGGATAATACATAGCTGAATAATTTGAATCACGAGCTTCGGCCTTAGCTGTTGCTGTTGTGAGTGCTTGACCATAAAGACCTGGGTCGGCAACAACAAAACAATCACCTCTGTCTTCACACATATCTATTGCTTTTGTTATAAGTGCAGAACCGGCACCTGACGAATCATCTGTTACACCGGGCATCAGAACTAAATTAATATCATATTCATCTTGATTTCCTAAAATATTAATTGCATCTTCGTAAGCAGTTTGACCATCAGTAGCTGCGTCTAAATCAAATCCTTGTACATTGGACGATTCTATGTTATCATAGAATACTGCTTGAGGAGAAGCGCCACTATCTCCAACAAAATTACCAAGTGCATCAAATCCTGCGTGTCCTACTGAACCACCTGTAAATGAACCGCTATTAATACTAGGAAGTGAAGCAGAAGCTGCGTTAACTCTAATATTTCCGTTCTCATCTAAATAATCTGCAGTTTGTTTTAGTATTTCAACCCTCACATATTTTGATTTGTTTGGATAATCACCAGTTAATGAAAGATATGGATCTGTTCCACCAGAATCATTAAGTGTCCAAACTTGATTTCCAATTATTTTTTCAATGTAATTACTTGAATTGGGATCAAGTGTTAGATTATTCCAAGTTTCTAATGTTGTTTTTCTTTTATGAGAATCATCACCTCGTCTAATAAGAAGTGTGAATGTTCCTTTATTTTGGTTAACGGTTGAAATTTCCCAACGAACATTATCTTTTGAACCAGAATTTGTTAAAATGTTATTTGTTCCAATACAACAACCTTCATATCCACCAGAACCAGTAGTATTATTCATCAATGCACCATCTGATAGAGTATGAAGTTTAAATGAACTCATAGCTGAATTAAAAAGTGTACCCGTAGTACTACCAGTATAATAATTTCCACTCCCTGTTGGAACAAATGAACTTGCTTTTGCGACAGATCCACCACCATTGGCTAATATCCTGACGACAGTCATTTTACCTGCATATTTTAAATATTCTCTTGCTGTGTGTGATGTTAAATATTGATAATAACTTGAACCACTTTTGAATGTATCTCCGAATAACGCTTGATATTCAGAATATGATGTAACTACTGTCGGTATTCCAGCTGGACCCTTTACTGTTGGTCCTATTAACGCAGCTCCTATTTCACCAATTGCTGCCGGTAAGAATGTCTGGTCTATTTCATTCGTAAATACACCAGGACTTATAATTTTTTCACTTGATGGCATTTAATTTCTCCAATTAATATATTAATGATATGATTTATACTATCTTGTGCACAGATAGTTTTTCATATATAAATATATGAAAAAAACTCGAAACGATTATATTTATTTGACTTATTCAGATTTATTTGATGTAAAAACACCAGTTTCGGGGTCTAATGAACCATCACCATATTTTTCTGTGATTTTGTTCAAAAGTTCTCTTTCGTTGGATTGTACCTCATTAAATTTTTTATTTAATTCATCTTCTTGACCATTTAATAAGTCTGATTGCTGGTCAAGTCTTAATTTTGCCACAGACAATTGACCAAATTGAGTTTGAATATCAAAATAATTATCTTGTATTTCCTTAACTTGTTTCAGTTCTCCGTCTGTGAATTTTGTTTCTTCTGCCATTTTATAACCTCTATTTTGTTGTTAATATCGTATATAAATATATATAAACTTTTCTAAAAAATGATTTATTTTCCTACTTGTTTATTAGTAGCGTCACCTTCAAATCCAAATACAACTTTTGCTGGTGTCAACTCTCTGCCCATTTCATAAGTTTTTCCAAATATATTATCTGTAAACTCTGGAATCATATATGCTTTTATTGAAAGACTAAATTCATTTTTAATCAGTCGTTCTCCATCAGCTGTCATTTCAGATGCATCACTTATACCACCATCCAATGATGATAAGAATTTATAATTCTCTGAATCACCGAAATATGTTTCTAAATGTTCAATCCATAAGTTATTAAGTAAATTCATCTGTTCCATATAGCTAGTAAACATCATTATCGAATAACTACATAATACAAAGTCAGGCATTCCTGTGTAAAGTATTTCTTGAACAGGTTTCTTTCCTGTTTGAACTGTAAATCTATCATAACGATTATCTTTAGACCATTGATTATTTCTTGCTACTTTAATAAATTTACCTTGAACATCGTTGTCAAATGAAAGAGGCATTGTATCATCAAATGAAAGGTCAGTTCTTCTCATTATAATTAATGGTAACATTATTGAACCATTCTTATCTCTTAATACTCCATTCTTTCTAACTGATTTCCATCTTTCTTCATTCGCATATAATACAGGAACTTTTATATTTTCATTGGCTTCTCTCACAGTAGGTTTCATTATATTCTTAATATGATTCATAACAGATGTATCAATATCTTTTAATGTGATAGAAAATCCTTTAGTAAAATCTTTACCTGGATTTACAGATTGAGCTCTATTACCTTTAATCTGTGTATCTTTAAAAGACCTTTGTTTTGACCTATCAACTTGTGATGTTGTTGTTATATGTTTATTTGTGATTGGTTTAACAGCCATTATACTTTATCTCCATTTCGTCTGCGTTCTCTAATTCGTAATGCTTTTAGTTTATCCTTTTTAGTCAATACTTTACCTATCGTTACTTCTGATTTAACAGCGTTCTGGTCAACTTTACTGATAGCTATCTCTCTTTGTATATCTACTTCAACAGCTTCTGTTCCAGTTTGACTATCTTTTCCATCGATTCTGTTACCAAACTTATCAATCTTTCCTAACATCTTTGACATCATTTCTTCTAATTTTAGATTTCCGTTTTGTTCTGTTGGAGCTTGATAAATCCGTTCTCCATATACATCTTCTTCATAGTTTTCTTTTAAGTTACCATCAACTTGTTCTTCAACTTTTGGTAATTGTTTGAAGTTTGGACTTTTGGTATCATATTTTATTATTTTTTTACCTGGTATTTTTTGTACTGCCATGTTTCTTCCTCATCCGCTTGACTTGGTTTGCTGTTCTTCCATTTCTTTTTAACCATTCATTTCTTTTTCTTCTTTCTCGTTTTCTTTCTTTCGCTGCTCTATTTGGCACTATTTAGGTCTTTCTTCTATTTGTAATGATGATAACCTACTTCTATGTGCTTTAACAATTATACTATGTTTAAAGTTTTGATGACCAGCAATCAATTGTGGTTCTGTCACCGAGTTCATTTCAAAATAAATACCATTCCAATCAACAATATCACCAATTTCTGGATAAAAACTCGCTTCTGATAAAGTTGTTCTGTGGAAATACATCTCAATTGATGTATTTAAGTCTGGACCTAAGTCATTTACTTCTATTTCTGGTTCTATATAATTAATAAGACAATTTACTCTAAACCCTTGGTCGTAATATTTAGTTGTAGATTCACCATACATATTTTCTTCGGTATTCTCTATTGTAATCTTATAGATATCTACTGTCTGTCCTATTATCTCATCAATTAGTTCTTCGTTAAACGCGTCGAACAAATTTATATCTTTCTGGGATGTAAAAAAAGGCTTATTAGTTGCCATATATCAACTCCTTACAATTATCAAAATGCCATCTTTTCATATTACTTATACTCCCAATTAATGTACAATGTGGACATTCAATTTTTCTCTTAGCTTTCTCACCAATTTTAATCTTAGTTTCCATCGATTGATATTTACCATACATACCATTGTTATCACCCGTTCTATCTACTCCATACCAATGATGGTTTTCACCTGAATGATATGTAGTATTATTATTATGACATTTACCTTCTTTCCACCGTTTCTTAACAGTATTACTGATACTATTCTTATACCCATCAGATTTTCTTCTACCAGATTGATAATCACTCATTTTTTTCTTTGTTTCTGCTGATTTCGGTTTACTCATTCGTTTTTTAGTTATATTAGAACGAATATAATTTTCACCACCTAATGTCATATTATATCCACACCCATTATCAACAAAACTATTATTTTCTTTAATGTAATATTGCTCTTTTTCATTTAATTCATCAATATCTTTACATTCACAGATAACTTCCCATTTAAAGTTTTCTTGTCCGTATTTGTTAATAGCGTTGTGAAAATAATTATTAGAATTGTTCTTAGAGTTCCTCAAATGATTCAATTTTCTATCATTAAATTTATTTATAGTCTGACCCACATAAGACTTGCCATTTACTTTATTTGTAGCTTTGTAAATTACCATACAATTATCCTATATAAATCTCAAGTGGAGCTTTGTTCAACACTTGTTGATTAGCGTCTGCTATCTCTTGTTCTGTTACTGCTTTTTCTTTTAAACTTAACGAATCTAAAAATTCTTTCATCTCTTCTAATAGTAATGATTTTTCTTCTCTACCTTCCGCCTTTAAACCTTCACCATCCATTGTTACTTCACCATTTGGAAGTGGCATCGATGCATATTTACTTCTTATAATTCCTAATAATTCTTTTGCTAAAGCTAAAGTCATTTTTCTTATCCATTGACGACCAGCTGAATTTATTTCTGAATATGTAATGAACTTATATGGAATATTACTTGGGTCTGATACTTTACTATTTGTATGTGTCCTTGTTGTATTTCTAGCTTCACTTCTGATATAATAATTAAAATATATCTTATTACCCGCATCAGATGATTTTGGTATTGGAAAAATTCTTACTTTATTATTTACTAACTCAAATGAATAATTAGATTTTCTAACTTTATCACTAGTTTCAATGGCTTGCATTCTTGTTATATCATGTGAAATCGGTCTTAATATAAATGAAACTGCAGGTGAAGTTGAACCCATTCCAAATGCATCTAACATTTGTTGTTGGTCAAATGAACCAGCATATGGGTCATAAAACTTTAATGCGGCCGATGGACCATAATTAAATACTCGTTGAATTTCAAGTCTGTCACCTGTTTTTTCTAATGACGCGCTTTCTAAATTATATTCTTGTTTACTACTTGTAAGAGTAATTGAACCACTATACATTTCTACACTACCACCAACATTAACAGCTTCAGCATATTGTTCAGATAAAACAAATGATGTTCCCATATGAGGTGTTTCTGGTTCATGTGAACCCATGTCACCTAAAGTAGAGCCACTTTGTCTGTTAGTTGAACCATAATGTTCCCACATCCAATTCTTTATATTATAATGGTTTATTTGTTGTGAATATTCTGAAACTGCTTCTTCAAATGTAGCGTATATTGAACCTGTATTGAACTCTAATTGCATAACTGGATGTCCAAGTTTCTTAGCTACATATTTACAAACAGTTAAACTATCATTTTGAAATTCTGTATCATTATCATAAATTCCATGAGGTGTTTCACCAACTACATCATAACCTGTTGTTGGGTCTGAATATATATAAGCAAATTTTGACATTTATTTCTCCAAATTGGGTATTCTTCTTCATATATAAATATAAGAAAAGGAGAGAATAGATACTATTTATTCTTCAACTCATCTATTTGTTTCTGTAAATCTATAACATATAATGTAAGTTCCTCAACTTTTTCAAGAAGTTTCATATCTCTATCACCAATTGATAGTTGTTTCCACCCATTTATATCATCGGCTGGTGGGAGGCCTGGTAGATGTTGATGTTCTTCAATATGTTCTTCAACTTCTGGTAAGGTTCTCAATATATATTCAGGTTCAAATACATAGTCAGCTCCAAACTCCACACCTAAATCATAGAAAGTTGATCCATACACAGCCCCACTTGCACTTATGTTTCCACTTGCGGTTATGTGACCATTTGAACCTGATACCCACACATCACCAACTACATGTAATTTTGCACCTAATGATCCTGTGATGCCGACACCAAGAGGGCCCTTAAACCAACTAGGATAATTACCTGTTCCCCCAGCATTAAGTGAAACATTTACATCACTACCATCTTTATATAATTCTAACTTACCTGAATTATATAACGAATCATGTGCCCCTAAAATACCAAGAAGATAATTACCTTCTACTTTAAGAATATCTGTATTAGTGTCAGCTGATATTCCAGACTGTTTTAAATGTAGTAAGCTGGTTGGACTCGTTTTTCCGATGCCAACTCGACCATCAAAATAACCAGCTCCCAACGAACCAGTTGATATTGATGAACCACTTATACCATATACAAATTCTGATGCTTCGTTTCCTTTTAATATTACTCTGTTACTATCATTATTTTCTCTGACATACAATTCACCATGACCACTTGATATATTTGTAAAAATTCTAAACTGATTGTTTGAATTGTCTCTATGTCCAAAACCAATTCCTGTGTAATCGACTACAAATCGTTTGTTGTCTAAATGTACATCATATGATGGATTAGTTATTCCAACTCCTATACGACTAAATGTTCCTAAGTCGTCAATTGATAAATCACCGAATGAACCAGTTGATGTTGATGAACCACTTATGTTTCCTTCTACATTTATATTAGCAGATGAACCACTCCCTACCCATAGATTTCCACTTGCGGTTATGTGTGAACCAAAAGAAGCTCCACCATCTTTAAGAAAAAATACTCTATTGTTTCCACCACCTGCATCAGTTGTTCTTTCTCTAAAGGTTAAATCACCAGCGGTTGATAATCCAAGATTCCATTGGATGTTTTCATTGTTTCTTCTAAGTGAAAGCATTTGAGCATCAGATGAATCAATAATCAACATATTAGCACCTTCATTAAATATTGGTGTGTATTCTCCAATGTATGTTGTTCTTGATATTAATGAACCGAATGAACCAGTTGATGTTGCTGAACCACTTATGTTTCCAACTACTTTTAAATTTATATTATTAGCACTTGTTCCTATATTCATAACACTAGGATTACTATTTGCATCAAGAGTAATAAGATTACCAGTTCCATATTTGTTATAATGGAATCCTCTTGTAGATGTTAAACTTACATACTCACCTGTATTACGAATACCTTTAGCACTTGTAGAAGTTCGGAAATCACCAGTAGCGAAAACTTCATCTCCACTAGTTATATCACCACCAACCTCTATTGTTGATGTTGATGAGCCACTTATGTTTCCACTTGCGGTTATGTGTAATAAATTTAAACTATCACTCTCCCCGACATTACCTATTGGACCCTCTGGTCCAATTTGTCCTTGAGGACCTGTTGAAGTAGCAGTTAAAACATTTATAGTTTGTCCTGTGGTTATATTTAATTCTTTATGAGTATCGGGACTTTCAATTATGATTTGTTTTTTATCTTCACTTATATTAATATTATTCGGTGAATCTGGTTTTGGATTAATTGTTGACACCTAATTCTCCTTAATAATTACCAGTAGTAACTTCTTTTGATAAATTAACTTTTCCTTGTATTAATCTTGTCACATTAGCAGTATTACCACTACCAGACACTATTTCTAAATCATAAAAAGCACTACCAAAAGATAAATTAGAAGATGTAGCGTGGCTGATATAAATTCCAATACTACCCGATGTAGGTGGCTTTGATGCAGCATTTCCTCCGGAACCACTTAAATTCAAACCAGTTCCATCAGACATTAAACTTGAAGATAATGTTAAATAAGTATTTGAACCACCTATAGAATCTTTTAATTGCATTTTTGCTACATAACCTGTTAAATCAACTGGATCTCCAGCTGAATCTTTATAAACTAATTCAAAATCTGTTGTTGCTCCCTGTTCGATAGTAAATGAAAAAGTACCTGCGGCCATAAAATCCTCCAATAAATATTATTATTCATCTATAAATATCAATATAAAAAGAAAAACTCCTCAAATTAAAAAGGGTTTTTTCTATTGTTTATTTATTTGATTTTGATAAATTTACCAACATCATTCCTTTTCATATTTCTTTCTGAAAGGGCTTTGCATCTTTTATTATATCTATCAGTTCCTTCTTCATCACCATATCTATCAATAAACCAATCTAATGAAAATCGACCTTTGGCTTTTTCTTTCATTTTTTTGATTGATTCTGGTTTTTGTTTTTTACCGTACATTCCGTTTTTTTTACCTTTAGTCATATTGGACATCTTTTCAACAAATACTTTATATTTATCTGAATCATATAAACCTTCCCACATATTTCCACCTGATTCTGTATTATAAGTATCATTATACCCAATTTTCACCGAATCGTATTTTTCAATAAAAAATCTTTCTAATTCCGATGATTCTTCTTTTTTGACTTCCGCTATAATTTCTTTTTCAAAATTATCCCATCCATATTTTCTGATAGCTGAATGTATTGTATAACTGCCATTATGTTCAGAAACATATTTATGTTCATTCATTCTACTATCAAAATCTCTCGCTCTTCCTATGTAACATTTTCCACTCGGACTTGTTAATTTATATATCACTTCCATAAAATTCTCCATAAAACTCTCATATATAAATATAGTGAATATAAAAAAAAGAGGGAAATAAATCCCTCTTTTTTATGTTTTAACTTTTATTTTATGTTAAATTACACCAAGTTTAAATCCTTGATTGCGATTTTACCATAAAATTCCGGCCGGATCATCTTCTTAGCATATCGAGTCATCACACCCTTACGAGGAGTAAAGTCAGATGGATCATATACCAATGGAGTCATAATCAGCGGTACATACGGAGCATATACAGCACCTGTTTCAAGGAAGTTACTTCCTCTGAAACCTACAAGAATCTGATTTTCTGTCATATAAGGATTCTTATAAACAGTCCAACGATTCTGTAGTGAACCGATAGCTTGTACACCAGCTGCGAAAGCTTGTTTATTACCATCCGTAGCTACACCATATCCAGGAATTGATTCAAGGATTGTTGCCACTTTAGGTGAACAAACAACGAAGTTAGCTCCACCTCTCATAGTTAACCTATGAATTTCATTAGATACTTTTTGTATCTTTGAAACAAGTGTCTGCCACCATTCGAATCGTGTTCCATAGAATGTTGTAATAGCCCAAGCAGATTCACCAGTACCTGAACCATCATAATCTTCACCTGGAGTTACTGACCAATAGTCTTGAGTAACTGCGTCTGCTACTAACATATCAAGGATTTCTAAATCGATTTCCAATGAGATGTATTCAGACAACATTGAAGTTAACTCAGCTTCAGCGTCTACACTATGGTAGGCGTTCAAGTCTTGAGCCAATTCAGGTGTCCATACAGCTTTCAACTTACGAGTCTTAGCAACAATTGCTTGACTTCTTAATTGTAAGTCAACTTCAGGTATTGCTAATGTATCAGCAGTAGCATCACCAGCAGTATCTTCAAAGTCACCACGAGCTGCAGCAGTAGGTTGTTGTGAATAAATCAAACTAAGTGTTTCAGCTGGATTATCACCTAAAGTTGCCAATGCTGAAGCAGAAACAACAAATTTTATTGTATTGTCTGTTGCATTGTAAGCCGTAAACTGTGGAAGTTGTGATACATAATCAGTTTGGTTACTACCTGATATGTTGAATGACCTAACAGCTTTAACATCAGGTCTAGTAAGATCTCCAGCACCAAATGTTATAGTAAACAATTCAGTACTTGCTAATGAAGATGAAAACTCTTGGTTAAAGTTAATATCTTTATAAGTTGCAGAACCAGAACTGTAGTTACCAGTAGTTGGAGTTCCAGCGTTCCCACCAGCTGGTGCGAAATTCACATTAGATGGAGAGTTAATTGAATAGTCATAACGACCTTCACCATACAAACCACCAACACCGTAAGGAGCTGTTGAACCAGATGGACTTTCAGGACCAGTTTTACCTTGCAATGAATCATTACTACCACCAGGTACGTTTACATCATTGTTTGTACCAAAACCTTCGGCCTGTGAACCAGCAGTTGTCTTACCATATTTAAAGTCAAGATAAAATACAAGACCAGATGGTAAGTTCATTGGTTGAACTGACACAAATTCTTGAGCTGCTAACTCACCAAAGATTCTACGAACCAATGGAAGTGCAACACCTGACCATTCTTCTGAACTAGCACCTGCTGAAGAACCTGCGGCTCTACCACCGGTTCCAGATGCTTCTGAAATTAACTGACGAGCTTGGTTTTCCAACATCGTAGCCATTCCACTTTTTTGAAAATCCTCATTTAAACCATCAAGAAGACCAGTCTTATCCCATTTAGAGACAAGAGCTTTAGACTCTTCTGCTTGTTTTTTATAAGGACTAGCCCCTAAAAGGGCATCGTTAATATAATCACTCATGATTATTTTCTCCTAATTTACTTAATTATACCAGCGAGTTTCTTGAACCTGTTAGCAACTTGTGCTTCTTCAGTAATCACTTTCTTTGATTCTGTAGAAGGTTTTGTTGAACTAACAGCTGAACTAGCTGATTCGTTAACACTATTTCTTTTTGTAATTGAACCATTATCACCGAACTGTTCTGCAAGTGTAGAATAAACAAGTTTAATCTCTCTTGTAGTTTGTGCTCTGTCAAATGTTTCAACCACCTTTAATTTCTGACCGTTATCCAAAGAATATTCTTTGAACAATTTGTTTGTAAATAAAAGTTTAGCATTCAAGATGTTTACTTCATGAAGTTTGTCTTTTAAGAAATGAACGGCTTCTTTGTATTGATCAAGTTCAGATTGAACAGCTGAAATTTCTGTTGATTCCTCAACTTCTTCTTCATCATCTTCATCATCATCATCATCATCATCATCTTCTGTAAATAAAGATTCATCGATTTCAAGTTCTTCATCAACTGTTTCATCGTCTGATGTATCAGCTTCATCAACTGTTTCATCGTCTGATTCATCAGCTTCATCAACTGTATCTTCGTCTGATGTTTCATCTTCAGAAAGTTCAGATTCAAGTTCACGAATTATAGCTTCAAGGTCGAGTTCTTCTTCTTCAACTTCTTCCTCATCCTCATCACCATATCCTTCTTCTTCATCTTCAACAACTACTGGAGCATACTTGACACCATTGATTTCAATGACACCTTCTTCTTCCATTTCAGCTTCTTCATCACCGAACTCTTCTTCACCGCCTACTTCTTCGTCTTCTTCGTAAGCTTCTTCTGCGGGAATTTCTTCCTCTTCCTCACCACCTTCTTCACCACCTACTTCTTCTTCGCCTTCAAATTCATCATCGTCTTCACGAAGTTTAGCAGATAACATAGATTGTAATTGAGGTGTGAATGCTTCTTCTAACGCCATCTTTGCATTTGCAAGAGCTGTTTCTCGAACTGCTTTAGCATCTGCGATAGCTTCTTTCAAAATATCACCCATGATATTTCTCCTCACATTGTGTGTATTTAATAAGTTTATTAGGAAACTTAATCAAGTTTTTCGGTATGTTTAGACACGATATAAAGTCCGACCAATCATCGTGTATTTAGTTTTGTATATATAAATATAGTTTAGTTAAAAAAACCTTTAATAAATCTTAATAATCTCTATTATTATCCTTCATTTGGTTATATTTATGTCGAGATTTCTGTAAATTCTTCTTTTCTCGTTTAACCATTGATGGTTTTTCATAATATGAACGATTCCTTAACTCTACCATCAATTCACTTTCTTTGACCATTCTTTTAAATTTCTTTAATGCATATTCAACATTATTGTTTCTTACATCTACCTTTAAACCAGTTAATGGTTTTTGTTTTCTTGCCATATTAACCTCTCACTTGTATTCTATTTTTCATAAACATTCCAATTACCTTATCTAGGTGTTTACCATCTACATCTAATATAAATGTTGCGCCTTTACCTACACCTATATCATAATCTTTACCAATTTTTAATCTAAGTTTAGCCAGTATCTTATTAACTTTTAATTTATCAATGATAGGTATTTGTAATTGTTTTCTTTTAGCTTCCATCAAATCTTTAATTGTTTCTCTGATAGTTTGTCTTATTTTATCTTCAATACTTTCATTCTGGTTCATACCTTCTAAAAATTTATTTGCCATATATCTTTCTCTTTTGTATTCTGCTTTAACCCATTTCTTTCTCATTGTTTCAGGCATTTCAGATAAATCAACACCTTCATTGTTTACCATCCAAGCAACTCTACGAGCATCAGAATTATAAGTTTTCTTATATCTGTTCTCTTCAAGAGTTTTGAACCACTTTTTGATTTCTTTAACTGTTGTTCTCTTCATTATCTAATCCTTTTTATGTTCTTATTAAGAAGTGTAAGTATTTCTATTAATTTTCTAGCACTCTTATGATATTTTTTACCCCACTTCACGGCTTTATCTTTATTTAATTTCTTTACATTATCTTCTAACTCATTAAAT